TCCTTGAGAGCCTGTTGTTCCTTGCGAACCTGTTGTACCAGTGGTTCCTTGAGAACCTATATCTCCAGTAGCACCTTGTGCTCCTGTGTATCCCTGAATTCCCTGGATACCTGTTGTACCTTGTGAACCCACGTTTCCTTGGGGTCCAACAATTCCTTGAATACCTTGTGAGCCAGTAGTGCCCTGTGACCCTGTTGTTCCTTGAGATGCAACTAACTGCCAATAGTCAGTGTTAGTTGGGTCAATACCCTGTAATCCACCGCCTGCATAACAGACATACATGCTTCCCAAATAAGAAACGGTGTCACCAATATGGTAATAGGCATAACCACTATCGTATTCGCCTTTAAAGTTAAACCCTTGACCCGTGGACCCTTGTGCACCGTCGTTACCTTGAGGTCCTTGGATTCCGTCGTTACCTTGAGGTCCTTGAACACCGTCAGTTCCCTGTGTTCCTTGAGCGCCCTGTAACCCAGCAGCAACCCATTCAGCGCCGTCCCATGTGTAGAGGACTTTATCAACCGTATTAAAATAGACATCACCAATAGACGGACTGCTAGGCGCAGACGCCAAATGCAGTACGTTAAGCGGTGTTAAAAACCTACGGCTCATGTACGCCCTTTACTAGTTGTTAGCCAACCACCACTACACGATATACCTGACCATCAGTTGGTGGTACAGCAAACTCAACAACTGTTGTTCCGCCGTTATCGGTGATGTTGTAGTAGTCAACATCAACAAGTTGATTTGCTCCACCATTTGAGTATGTATCCCATACTTGAACAATTACATCTGTTCCCAAACCATGGTTGAATGTAAAGTCATTATCTGTAAATGGTGTGACAGGAGTAATAGTAGAAGCGTAACGTCGTGCCACGATAGTAGTGTCAATTGTTACATTTCCGCTATTGTCAATCTTTACGCCATTAGCAGTTTTTACATAGAGACCACTATCATTATCCAAACCGCCGTCTGTGTGGTAGTTAACCTTTAGACCAGAACCTGATTCTGAAAGGCTATCTGAGTCAAGCTTAACGGAGATAGAACCGCCATCAATTGAGATTCCATTACCTGCGGTGTATTCACCAGCAGCTGAGAACTGTGTCCAAGTAGATGCTCCAGCAGTAAATGCTGTAACAATCCAACCTTGAGCAGCGTAGGTTCCTTCTTCTACGAGGGCGTAAGAACCTTCCTTAATATCTGCGTCTACAGCATTTGTAGATGGAACAAGTGTTTGAGAATCAGAACTATAAATATAGATTCCGTTTTCAGTTGCAGTTGTTTGTGACTTAACAAGAACACGGTCACCGTTTACGAGGGTAACGCCACTGATTGGGGTAGAAGCATTTGCAGTAATGTCAATGTTTGAACCAGTTGCAGTACGAACTGAGCCAAGAACGTAAAGCCCTTGTGCTGCAGCGTTGACGTCTGACATTGTTGCAATTCTGTTACCATCTGTAACAGAACCGATGTAAGCCTTACTAGAATCGGCTTGAAGAATAAGGTTGTTGTAGTTAGCGTTTATGAGGAAATTATTGTCGCCATCGCTAAAGAACTGTCCGTATAGATTTCCACCGTCACCGTATGCACGATACAGGTTTACAGCGCCGTGGGTTTCAATAAGGCCAGAACCAGAACCACCGCCAAGTGTTACAAGGTTATTGCCAGAAGCGTCTTGAACGTAAACGTATCCATCTGTTCCAGTATCGGTACCACCAGCGTAAATGCCATTCTTTACATACAGGTTATTGCCAGAGGTGATGCTATAGCCATTGTCAGAGTAGAAGTTAGATAGAGATTTAACTCCACTATCACCTTGAAGGGTGACCCATCCATTATTAGACTCAAGAACAAGGTTGTTGTTTGTCGCTGTTACATGAAATGTTCCATCAGATATTGCTGCAACAATACCTTCTTGAGTACCACCATTATCTCCGCCATACCAGTACTCAGTCTTGCGAAGATGCATCTCGTTGTTGTTACCGTTGATGACACCGTTAGATGGAGCAAGGTTAATTTCTCCACTGTGTGCTTCCAACACAAGTTGGTTGCTTGCAGCAATAGACAAACTTCCATCAGATGGATGAGCAACAATAATACCTAGACGAGAACCAGTAGTATCTCCATCTTTCCAAAGCTCTACCTTTGTTGTGTGGAACTCAGAGGTGTCTGTTGTTACAGTGCCGTTGTCTGCAGTAAGGTGAAGCGAATTGACATCGGTTGTGATGATTCCGCCATCACCATTAATTGTGAGGTTACCGTTAAAGATAGTAAGCGTTGTAGATGGCTCAATCTTAATGTTGCCGTTGTTTGATTCCAAAGCAAGGTTGTTAATTGCAACAATTGCAAATTCACCTGCAGTGTAAGGATTTGCAGTTACAATACCGTATTGGTCGCCATCTTTCCAATACTCGGTTTTACGAACGTGAAGTTCTCCGTTAGGAACATCAATGTATGATGGAAGACTTACTGTCACATCTCCTGTTGTGTTGTTAACAGAGATTTGATTTGAAGTACCATTTACAGAGTTAACGTATGAAGCACTTCCTGAAGCGCCAATTTGTAACCAAGAACCAGAGTAGTCTAAGTAAAGAGTTTGCGTGTCAGTCGTAGCATAGACACGTCCATTGTTTCCTGGAGTAGGAAGAGCGGCATAAGTACCGTACTCAACAGACCCACCTACTGGCACCCAATTAGTGCCGTCATATATGCGAAGCTCTTTAGCAACAGTGTTGTAGTAAGAATGGCCTGCACCGTATGGAGCTGGGTTATCTGGAAGATTCTGAATCTTGAAGTTTGTTAACTCAAGACCAGTTAAACTAATTGGTGTGTAAAACTTACGGGCCATCATGTCTCCTTATGACAAGTACGCAACGCCGCTGAACGCTGCTAAAAAGGTTATTTCCAAATAGTTCGGATTTGTATACACGATTTCGCCTTCGCAAATTGCACCAGTAGAGTCCATTGTAGTGACGTTTGGATAGAAATTAAGGTTATGCGTGATTCTCCATGTGACATCCGCTGTACCTTGGCTATGGCGATAGGCAATCTCACGGCTAATACCTTGAATTCCCTGTATACCTTGAGCTCCTTGTACGCCTTGCGGTCCACGAGAACCGCCTTGACCAGGCTTTACAACGACTGTTGATTGGGTGGACTGCGTACCAGGGGTAACGACACTGATGACAGTTGGACTAGCTACCTGAACGGTAATAGCCTGTGTTCCACATGAGCACGTGCTTTGGCAATTGCACGTTGTCACATCGTCACCTCACGAGTGTTGAATACAGCGCCACGCATATATGTCTTTTGGTAAGTTGGGTCAGAGTCTGAGGTTGCTTGAATATCCCAGTAAGTGCGTTCTGGAATGATGATTGTTTGGTCACTGGTAAGTGAAAGCGTAAGCTTTTGGTTGTTTCCATCCACTGGTGTGATTGTGAATGTGCCAACAATAGTTGGGTCTCCAGGTTGCAAACGAATCTGTGAACTAAAGTTGTAACCACTGATATCAAACGGAAAGTCAAGTTCTACAGTGAATGAATCGCCTTGGTACATAGTCAAGTCGTATGTTGGTACATCTGAAGGAGAGATTGCGCTGCCGTAACTTGGCATAGAAAGAATTGCACGTTGTGGCATAGAGCGGTCTTCAACTTCCTGTGGAAGGTAGACTGGGACATAACGATTGGTTGTCTTAGATGTACGGCGCAAAGTAAACACGTCAATCTTGTAAAGACCGATTCCAAGAAGAGAACACATTTCTTTGTACTGGTCTTTGCGAGTTTGAACCATCTGCATGAGCTGGCGATAACGCTCTGTACGAGGAATAACTACGCCATCAGGAGCAGTGATGTCAATGTCAAAGGAAGCATCTGTGGCTAGTGTGTAGAGCGCCAAGGTTGATGCGTAAATAACTACTGGGTATTCTTCAAGTCCAGGAAGAGTTGCAAGTGTGTAACCACGACCGTAGGCGTCAGCGTGGTTAGCGATGTGTTGCCCTAAAGCTGTATCAATGAACTGGCAGATTTCGCTATCAACAAAGTAACGATAGTAAGTGCCGGAAAAAATTACTACAGCATTTGCTGCAGGACTATGGTCAAAAGTCACATAACCTGTAAGTTCTTCTACGGTAACGGCATTAGATACGTCTGAGCCATCAACATAGACCAGGAGGCTAGCGCCATCTACTGGAGCGTAAGGAATCAAAAAGCGGTTTGTAGTTCCGTCACCTAAAGCCTGATGGACGAAGGATTTACCTGTATCGCCAATTTCAAACCTCAAACGGTCTGCAAGGCTACTTAATGTTGCCACGGAACCTCCGAAAACTATGTGGTGCAATCATCTCAAATATGCTCCGATAAAAAAGGTCCAACCCCAACTGGGAGGAGGGCGGGAACCAGTTGAGGTTGGACTACTAGCGACGTCTTAGTTAGGACGCCAAATGTATCCGAGTTGCTCTAGGTAATTAGCAAGATGTGATGGGACTCGGTATTTCACTCCAGCCTTGAAGGTGTAGTGATTTCCAACTCCGTAAGTCATATCTTCAACGTCTGTAATCGTACGGATAATGACTGTGTCATTTGCCGTTGTTACTCCGACGTTTTCAATTTCATCTAGAACGAGTGGAGTGTCTGGGCGCTTTGGGTCAAAGACGTTGTTTTCCAGATTCTCTGCCTCAACTTGTGCCGCAATTGAAATCTCATCTTTGCGGTCTTGAATTGCTTTTGCGTTTTTCTTTGCTGCTGTTTCCGCTGCACGACCTGTTGCGTCAAGCGGACTTGTTGGTGTGTTTGCCACGGTGATAATTCTCCTAAGTTAGTTAGTTAAAGATTGAAGGCTGTGGCCCCAGGAAGGAGTAGGAGCCACAGTCTTCGGATGTCTTAGTTTGTGTAAACCTTGACGATAGCTTGGTCTGTGATAACTCCAAGACCCCAGATTGCGTACCATGCAAGGGCGTGTTCACGACCGAAGTCAAGAACGCCACCATCACGGAGTTCAACTGGAAGGGAGATAGCGTGACCGAATGCGTTGTCACCAATCATGATTGATTCGTAGACAGTCGCACCGTTACCTGTAGCGTTTGTGAGGTAACCCTTTTCAGCTGTGTAGTCAGCTGATTCTGGGTTTCCACCGTTACCTGGTGAGGTGTTTGACTTCACGTCAGAGATTGATGTTGCTGATGCTGGAGCACCAACGAGTGATGAAGTTGTGTAACCAGCGTTAACAGAAAGCTGCTTAACCTGTGTTGTCTCAATGAAGACTACGTCGTACAAACGACCGATTTCACCGAGCATGAAGTTACCTGGAGCAGCGTACTTTGTGACTTCAATGAACTCTGGGTTAGAGCGGAGGTCACGAG